CCTCGCGATGGCCGAAAACGAAGCCCGGTTTATGCTTGATGTATGCGCCGGAGGTGATTTGCAAGTTTTCTGCAAGCCCGAAAGGGGTAACCTGTGGTAATATGATACCAGAGAGCCGTCTGGGAGGGCGGCTTTTGATTTGTATAGGAGGTTGTAGAAAGTGCAGGTAAGTAAAATCCCAATAGACCAGCTAAATCCTGCTGCATATAATCCGAGAAAAGACCTTAAGACTGGTGACCCTTTACAGGCCAAAAGGCGGTGAAATTATGATTGAGAAAGTAAACCCATGCCACCCTGATAAAATAGCGGATAGGATAGCAGGGGCGATAGTTGACCTGGCATATACAAAAGAAAGAAACCCGAAGGTGGCTGTTGAGGTGTTAGTCGGGCATGGGGTGTGCCATATCATTATGGAGGCATCGTGTGTTATAAACGCTAACGAAGTACGGCCAATAGTAAACAGAATAGCCGGAGAGGTTGATGTAAACTTTTTGTGCGTCAAGCAGGACATACACCTTGCAGCAAACCAAGCAGATAAAATCAGGTGCGGCGACAATGGCATTTTTAAAGGTGTGCCTCTTACGCAAGAGCAGAAGAAGTTGTCGCAGATAGCGAGAAGTATTTTTGCAAAGTACCCATCAGATGGAAAATATATTCTGGACGGCGAACGATTGATAATATGCCAAAGTAATGCAGACACAAGCGATATACGGGCTATATATCCACACGCGGAAATAAACCCGATAGGAGAATGGACGGGCGGCACAGATGTTGACACCGGGGCAACAAACCGTAAACTCGGCTCAGATATGGCAGACAGCGTCACCGGCGGTGGGTTGCACGGCAAGGATTTGAGCAAGGCAGACGTTTCAATAAATATTTATGCATTTCTGAAAGCACAGGAAACCGGTAAAACTATCGAGTTATGCTGCGCTATTGGCGATGAATATGTAGACGGCAAACCCTATGAAGAAATAGTGGAAATTGCGAGGCAGTACATTAACGCCAATGGCGGCTTTGAAAAATTTGCGGAATGGGGACTTTTTTGAAAATATAAAGGTGCATGTCGAGGAAGGATGCGGTGAAATTAGATGGAAATTAAAACAGTAAAAATAAGCGAGCTAAAACCTCATCCGAAGAACCCTAGAGTTCACCGTTGGGAGGAACTGACGGGCAAAAGGCGGTGTTGGCAGAGTGAAGCGAGTATTTATTTCGCATCCTTTTTCTTCTGATCCAGAAGGAAATCGGGTCCGGGTTGATATTATCTGCCATGATTTGGTCAAGCAAGGAATACTACCGATTAGCCCTTTACACCTATTTAGCTTTATGGAGGATGACCTCCAGAGAGAGGAAATACTCCAGGTGTGTTTCAGGCTTATTGATATATGCGACGAGGTATGGATATATGGGGACAGCGAAGGTTGCAGAATGGAACTAGAATATGCACGAAGCATAGGAAAAGTGGTGAGGATGTATGGCAGGAGGTAGACCAACAAAATTAAATTTTGATACACATAATAAAATAATTACAGCCATTAGAGCCGGAAATTACATTGAAACAGCTGCTGCGTATGCTGGGATAGATAAGTCTACTTTATATGACTGGTTGAAAAGAGGAGAAAGAGAAAAGCAAAGAGTGGCACAAAATCCTAGATACAAAATAAGGAAAAGTGAAAAACCTTATGTTGAGTTTTCCAACGCAGTAGAAAAGGCACTTGCAGAAGCAGAAGTAAGAGACGTTGCTATTATAGGTAAAGCATCTGAGGAACAATGGCAGGCAGCGGCGTGGAGGCTTGAAAGGAAATTCCCCGACCGCTGGGGTCGCAAAAGGCTGGACATAGAACACAGCGGAGAAATCGGCATCAAGATAGTGGATGATATAGATGACGAAGATTAGGTTGACGGAGCTTATTGCGCCTTCATTTCACCGGTTGCACAAAGAAATAAAAGCGGAGAAATTTGACGAGATATGGCTTAAAGGAGGCAGAGGTTCTACAAAATCAACCTTTACAAGCATACAGATTTTACTTGGACTGCTGAAAGACTCAGAAGCAAACGCAGTCGTATTTCGTCGATATCAAAACGAGCTCAGGGATACTGTATACGGTCAGTTCGAGTGGACTATAGCAAAAATGGGCTTGGGAAACTATTTCAAGTTTCAAGTTGCGCCGATGCAGATCATCTACATTCCAACCGGGCAGAAGATAGTTTTCAAGGCAGCCGACAATCCGCTAAAAATGAAATCAATCAACTTAGGTAAAGGCTACATCAAATACGCCTGGTTTGAAGAAGTGGACCAGTTTGCAAGCATGGACGAGATCCGGAATATTCTCCAATCCTTATTTAGAGGCGAGAATAAAAAACGGATCTCTTTTTATTCCTTCAACCCTCCGAAAAGTGGTCGTAGCTGGGTTAACCAAGAGGTAAAGATACCAAAACCCGGGCGCCGGGTGCATCATTCAACATACCTTGACGTGCCGCCGGAATGGTTAGGTGAGCGGTTCCTGGCCGATGCGGAGCACCTGAAAAAAGTGAATGAAATAGCTTACCGGCATGAGTACCTGGGTGAAGAAGTTGGTACCGGGCTTGAAGTGTTTAACAATGTGGAACTCCGGACCATTGTCCAGGATGAGATCGCAGCATTTGACCGTATCAGGCAGGGGCTAGACTTCGGTTATGCCGTGGACCCGCTTTGCTTTGAGCGGATGCATTACGATCGGACACGGCGGCGGCTTTACATCTTTACTGAGATTAGCGGACTAAACCTATTTAACAGGCAGTTCTGGGAGAAGGCGCAGCGATATAACGATGCTTGGACAATTGCCGATAGCGCAGAACCCAAAAGCATTGCAGAATTGAAATCATGGGGAATGAAAATAAAAGGAGCAAAGAAGGGTCCTGGCTCAGTTGAATTTAGTATTAAGTTTTTGCAGGACCTGGAGGCCATTATTATTGACCCGGAGCGCTGCCCGCTGGCTGCGAGGGAATTTATAAACTATTCGCTTGAAACGGACCGAAACGGCATAGTAAAAAGCCAGTTTCCGGACAAGGATAACCATAGTATAGATGCCTGCAGATATGGCCTTGAAGACGACATGAAATCAGGCAGCGGCCTTTCGGTTCTGAAATAAGTGAGGTGAGAAGATGGTTTTCGATAATAGTGTTAACATGCTGACCAAAGAAGAATTGATAAAGATTTTCATAGATGAGTTCAACGTTTCCAAAGAGCGGAAATTGATGCTGGATGGTGAAAGGTACTATCGGGCAGAGAACGGCATCCTGAATCGGAAAATGCTCCGCTACGAAGATGGGCGATGGGTGGAGGACGAAACAAAGGCCAACAACCGTTTAGCTCATGGCTTCATGAGAAATCTTGTAGACGATAAGGTTAATTATCTTTTGCTAAAGCCTATCGCCATGACCTGCGAAGATGAAAAGTACCTTACGGCAGTAAAGGATACTTTGGGTAAAAGATTTCAGAAGCGACTTGCACAACTGGGATATGAGGCCAGCAATAAGGGAATTGCATGGCTGCACCCTTATATCAACTCTGCCGGCGAGTTCAAAACCATGCGTATTCCGTCAGAGCAGAGCGTTCCCATCTGGACAGACAATGACCATGAGGAACTTGAAGCGTTTATCCGATATTACGATGTGGAAGTCTATGAAGGCAAAGAAAAGCGGATAGTCACAAAAATTGAGTACCACACGGCAGACGGGGTTGAGTATTACGAAAAGACACCCAACGGGGAAGTGATACTGGATGCCGAAAAGTACCTGGATGTAGAAGGCGATGGGATACTGCTTCCTCACTTCACTGCGGACGGCGAGCACGGTACATGGGGCCGGGTGCCTTTTATTCCTTACAAGAACAACGACATGGAGCTGCCGGACCTGCAGTTTGTAAAGACTCTAATTGACGACTATGACCGGACGCGTTCTGATATTTCAAACCTGCTGGAGGAAGTCAAGAGCGTAATATACGCGCTTCGCGGCTATGGCGGGGAAAATCTAAGCGAGTTTATGCGTGATTTGGCACACTACCGCGCCATTAAGCTTGATGCTGATGAACATGCTGGCATTGACCTGCTGCAGGCTGATATAAACATTGAAGCGGCAGAGAAGCACTGGGAAGCACTAAAGAAGGATATCTTTGATTTTGGGCAGGGAGTTGACGAGGACAAAGACAAAATTGGTAATGCTCCTTCCGGCATAGCTTTGCGGTTCTTGTATGCTGGTCTGGACATCAAATGTAACGCTCTGGAGGAATGGTTTAAGTGGGGCTTTGAACAGCTTCTGTATTATGTAAATAAATATCATGAACTGACCGGACAGCCTGTATCGGACAAGGAAATCACCATTGTTTTCAATAGGGATATTGCAATCAACGAAACACAGGCCATAGAGGATTGTCAGAAGAGCAAGGGTGTTATTTCAGACCGGACAATTGTGGCTAATCATCCCTGGGTAACAGATGTTGATGAAGAGATGGCTCAGATTGAGAAAGAAAACTTAACACCAGAACCTCCTATGATCAATGAAGAGAGTGATGAATAATGCCAAAATCATACTGGGAGAAAAGGCAGGAGTTAACTTATCTGGCCGGAGAGAAGAAAGTCAGCGCCTATTATAGAGGGCTGCAGAAAGCATTTGAGCAAGCTAAGAAGGAAATCCAAAGCGTCATAAATGATTTTTATATGCGTTATGCAAAAGAGAACAAGGTTTCCTTTGCTGAAGCCCAGAAGCAGCTTAGCCGAATGGAACTAGGTGAGCTGCAGGAATTTATTGATCTGGTTAGTGAGAGCATGGGTAAATACAACTTGAAGCTCACCAACATGTCTATAAAAGCCAGAATTACCCGGTATCAGGCCTTGGAAAAGCAAATTGATGCAGTCCTTCAGCGACTGTATGCTATTGAGTACGAACTGAAAGGCGAGGATCTCCTGAAAGAAGTCTACTCCGACAGTTATTACAGAACTTGGTACAACATAGACCAGTATTACGGCTTTCACCAGGAGTTCGCACAGGTGAACCCGCGGACGATTGATGAACTGATAAAGTACCCGTTTAATGGTGCGAACTTCTCAAGCCGGATATGGAGACAAAAAGACCACATGCTGCAAGTGTTGACCGAAGATATTACCACAATGTTGGTGCAGGGCAAAAATCCACAGACATTGGTCAAAGATTTCGCAAGGAGGTTTAATACAAAAGAATATGAAGCATACAGGTTGCTACATACAGAGAGCAGTTTTATTATCGAGCAGGGAACCCTGGCGGCCTATAAAGAGGACGGGGTGGAGAAGTATCAGATCCTGGCCACACTGGACATGAAAACTTCGGATATATGCCGGGAGCAGGATGGGAAGGTATATGATGTCGATAAAGCAACAGTAGGAGTAAATTATCCACCTTTTCATCCGTTCTGCAGGACTACAACGGTACCGTACTATGAGGATGATGACAAAGAAGTAGGTACTAGAGTTGCTAGGGATCCTAAAACAGGTAAGACTTACTATGTTCCCAGCAATATGAAATATAAACAGTGGTATGATTTATATATTACAAATGGGTAGTAAGGTGCTTTTATTATGCTTAATTGGAGGCGAATAGATGGCTAAATACAGAAAGAAGCCTGTTGTAATTGAGGCAATACAATATAACGGAAGAAATTCAGCAGACATACATGAGTTTTGCGGGGATAAAGCAAGGGAGCCGGTTGGCAAGGACTATCTTGAAATCGAGACATTGGAAGGCATTCATAAATGTATTGCCGGAGACTATGTAATAAAGGGAATCAAAGGCGAGTTTTACCCTTGCAAACCGGACATATTCGAGCAGACATATGAAAAGGTTGATTAAGGCCGAATAAGGCCTTTTTATAATGCCGTCTTTTCGGTACTGCAGACGCAAAAGAACAGGACATCACCGGAACGCGACCGGGATAACAAGCGAAGATGAAAGGAGAATGAAGATGACAAAAGAGCAACTGTTAGAAATGGGTTTGACCGAAGAACAGGTTGATAAGGTTTTAGCTGCTCAAAAAGAAGAACTTAAGGGGTATATTCCAAAGGCTCGCTTTGATGAGGTCAATAACGCCAAAAAAGACCTGGAAAACCAACTGAATGATCGGGACAAACAACTTAAAGACCTACAGGGAAAAGTCAAAGGCAACGAAGAACTGGAGAAGACCATCAAGGAACTTCAGGAAGCTAATAAGGCTACCAAAGAGCAGTATGAAGATAAGATAAGAGATATAACAATCACTGCTGCAATACAATCCAAGCTGACTGACGCAAAATATCCTGATTTGCTACTGACCAAGTTTGACCGATCAAAGTTATCTATTGCCGAGGATGGCACAGTGCTGGGTGTAGATGAGCAGCTAGCGGTGCTGAAAGAGCAATACAAGGATCTGTTCAAGCCAGATCTTAGAGGCAGGGAGCCGAACAATATTGGCGGAGCGCCGCCTGGAACTAAAAACCCGTGGAGCAAAGAGCACTTTAACTTGACAGAGCAGGGGCGAATCCTGCGAGAAAACCCAGAGCTTGCAGCGCAATTGCAAGCAGCAGCAAAAAAATAAAGTTTTATGAGGTGATAAGAAATGTCAGATTCAAGACCAACAAAAACCATAATCAGAGACGTTATTGTTCCTGAAGTATTTAATCCGTACGTAATTGAGCGCACAGCAGAACTATCCGCTTTTTATCAAAGTGGAATCATTGCAAGAACTCCTGAATTAGACAGACTGGCGAGTTCCGGCGGTCGGCTAATTAACATGCCGTTCTGGGAGGACCTTGATGGCGAAGATGAGGTGCTTTCCGATAGCACAGCATTGACCGTTGGCAAGATAGGGTCCGATAAGGACGTTGCTGCCCTGCTTGCCCGTGGCCGTGCATGGAGCGTCAATGACTTGGCGAAAGCCCTGTCCGGTGATGACCCGATGGCCGCAATAGGTGATTTGGTGGCTGCATACTGGGCAAGACGTTTCCAGGCTATATTGATTAAGACCCTTGATGGCATTTTCGGTCATGCAGATACAGAAATGAACACCAATAAGCACGACATTTCCGGCACCCTTGATGCCGAGGGTGATGATGTTATCAGCGCAAAGACCGCCGTTGATGCAATTTACAAGCTGGGCGACAATGCCGACAAGCTGACTGGCTTTGCCATGCACTCCGCTACGGTAGCAAAGCTTACGAAGGATGACCTGATTGAAACTATTCCTCCGTCTGAAGGAAAGCCTGCAGTCAGGACCTTCTTGGGCAAGCCTGTTGTAGTGGATGACAGTCTGCCTAATGCTAATGGTGTCTACACTACCTACATCTTCGGTGCTGGCGCCTTTGGATGGGGCGAGGGCGGAGCTCCCGTGCCGGTAGAGACCGCAAGGGACGCTCTTGCCGGCGATGATATTCTCATCCACAGAAGGCACTTCATCCTCCATCCGAGGGGAGTAGCCTTCCGGAACGCCGACCTGAGTGATGGCAAAGGAGGAACAAATGCGACACCTTCAAATGATAATCTAGCCAACTACCTGAACTGGAAGCGTGTTTACGAGAGCAAGAATGTCCGTATTGTACAGTTTAAGCACAAGCTCACAACTGCTTATTCTGCTAGTGCAGGGGCTTAAGGGGTGATGAGATGAGATTTTTAGATTATCTAAAGCGTTTCACCTACACCCCGAACGAGTTTTACGATTACTTGATTGGAGTAGAGAGGGCTATGGCCGGAGAAATGGTGCTAGTTGTTTCTCCGGCTACCCTGGGCAGCTCTGCGGCGGATGTCAATGAAGCCATTGGCGCCGATGGTAAATTTGTCCGCCGGGTGAAGGTTGAGCTTAAAGCATCAGCAGACGGAGATGTTCATCAGTGGTTTACAGGATCTTTTAGCGCAGCAGTGGCGAAGAACGGTAATGGTACTGCAGCTATTGCCGATAATAGGGGCAGCGTAGAGCTGGAAAACGGAATAGGGTATGTAGACATCGAATATACTGGCACATGGGCGGAAGGCGACACTTGTACCCTTACCATTACCGGCGGTACGATTATGGGTTATAGCGTAAGCAATGAGACCAGCGTAGACACACTAGTAGCATAGTGAGAGGGCCTTTGCGCCCTCTCTCCCATTAATTGAGGTGATATTATGGCAGTTGATGTGACTGGTTTTGAACGAATGAGAAGGGAGCAGGCCAAAAGAGAAGCTATAAAGCAGGAAGCCACTAACGAAACAAAGGCACTGGAAGGCCTGACCTACGATGAACTAAAAGCACTGGCCAAAGAAAAAGGTATCCAGGGCTGTCACAAGATGAAAAAACAAGAGTTGCTTGAAGCCCTGAAAGAGGGGTGATAGTATGCCCATCGAGGAAATGCTTGAGATTGTTAAGCAAAATCTTAAAATCGAGGACGACAGCAAAGACCTGCTCATAATCGACGTTATCCGCGAATGTTTGAGCTACTGCAACCTCAAAGAACCGCCTGCAGAACTGGAGTCCTTTATTCGCCAGAAAGTTAAAACCATCCTTGACTATGAAGCGGAAAACGGAGCGAATGTAGTGTTCGACGTGGAAACAATCAAAGAAGGCGATACCTCTATAACCTACAACACGGGCGAAGTGTCCAGGGCAACCATTTACGGCCTTTCTGATAAGGATAAGCGGGTACTGACCCGGTATCGGAGGCTGCGGCGATGAGCGTATTGCAGAGGCTATGGAAAGACCGCATGGATATATACCGCTGGGATGAGGTGACAGAAGGCGGCATTACGAAGCAGAAAAAAGAGCTGCTATATGAGGGTGTCAAATGCCACTACAGCAAAGGCAAGCTGGTGGACACAGGAGAGGGCGGTGTACCTACGCTTGTAACCTCTCATACCTTGTTTTGCGGGCCGGATGTCGACCTCCAGGAAGGTGATGAGGTTATCGTTACACAAAGGAATGGCAAGCAGGTGACACTGACAGTAGGCGAAGGCTTCCCGTACAGCACTCATCAGGAATTCTCTGTGAAACGAGAGGATACGGCATGAGTAGTAGTAATTTTCGTAGAAATAAGGCTTTTATAGACAAGTATCGGAAAGAGCTGCGGGCCATGCTGGACGATATATCCGAGATTGATAAGAGGGTACTCAATAAAGCAGTTAATGAAGGAGTGAAGGTAGCAAAAAGACTTACCAACGTAAGTAAAGGCGGAAATGTAGTTGAGTTTTATACTCGTTCCGGAGAGTATGTCCGCTTTACTACTTCAACATCAAGGGTCGGCGGGAAGATGAGGGAAGCATGGTATACGACACCTGCCAAGAAAACCGTACAAGGTGTTGAGCAAGAAATGGGCAATACACAGGATTATGCAAGCCATGTGAACTATGGACACGTAATAAGAAACAAAAAAGACGGACCAATTAAAGGATTCGTAAAAGGACAGTACATGCTTGAGAAAGCGATAAATGAGGTAGAAAAACAGCTTATAAAAGAGTTTGAAAAAGAAGTTGAGAGGGTGAACAAGAAGCATGATAAATGATATAAAGCAAGCTATAGCAAGCAAGCTATTGGAAGTATTTCCTGGCTATACAATTTATGACGAAGATATCCCTCAAAACTTCAAAACGCCTTCTTTCTTGGTAACCGTCATTGAACATAGCTATGGCAAGAGGCTGGATAACAAATACAACAGCACCGTTTCCTTTGATGTGGCCTATTTCAGCGACAAGGGGAAAAGCGAGACCAAATCTGACTGCCATGCGGTACAAGTGAACCTTCTACGGGCTTTTGAACTGGTGGGAACCTTCCGG